TACATGCAACCCTTAGTGGGCGTATGTCCGACATTGAAGAGAGCATGCAGCAGGTGTTCCCTCCCATCGTAGAGCAACGAGTCTCTGAGAAGACAGGTAAGCAGCTTAAGGATAAGATTACCATCTTTAATTCAGGTAGTAGGCAACAGATTGCTGAGCGATTGGCAGGGCTTGGTGTTGTCTTCACAAAGAAGACAGACAAAGGCAATGTCATTGTTGACGAAGCTGTGCTTGAAAAGATTGACTTACCAGAAGCTAAGCTTGTAGCTGAATACTTAATGATTCAAAAGCGTGTAGCTCAGATAAGTAGTTGGTTAGAACTGGTGGGTGATGATGGTAGGGTGCATGGTAGAGTGACAACTAATGGCGCAGTTACAGGAAGGGCGACACACAGCAGTCCTAATATGGCGCAGATCCCTGCTGTTGGTAATCCCTATGGAGCAGAATGCCGAGAGGTATGGACAGTGCCTAAGGGGTACAAGCAGGTAGGTGTTGACCTGTCAGGCATTGAGCTTCGTTGCTTGGGTCACTACTTAAATGACAAAGAATGGATGGATGAGTTGCTTAAAGGAGACATCCACTGGTTCAATGCACAGAGTTTTGGCTTAGTTGACAAAGGCACTGTGAAGGATGATAACAACCCTGAGCATAAGAAGGCTAGAAATGTTACCAAGACCCTGACATATGGTGTGTTATATGGAGCAGGGGCAGCTAAAGCTGGAAGCATTGTTGGGGGTAACAGCAGTAGAGGCAAGAAACTTATTGATAGTTTTATCAATAACACACCCGGCCTTTCTGCCTTGAAGAAGAAGATATCTAGGCTGATGGCTAAGGGTCACTTACCTGCCTTAGATGGTAGGCGAGTGTGGGTTAGATCAGAGCATGCTGCTTTGAACACTTTGTTGCAAAGTGCAGGTGCTATCATAGCTAAGCAATGGCTTATTGAAGCAACAAAGCTGTTGCAAGAGAAGGGAATAGATGCTAAACTATTAGCGTTTGTTCATGACGAAACACAATGGGAAGTGCGAGAAGATCAGGCAGAGGAAGCAGCTAGGCTCATAGAGCAAGCAGCAACCAAGGCAGGAGAAGCTCTAGGTTTCCGTTGCCCAGTGGATGCCGAAGGAAAGATTGGCAACAACTGGCGTGAGTGCCACTGACGTTACTAGTGGGTTTTCATATTGGAGAATATTATGACTGAAGAAAAGAAAGCGATTAAGCTTAAGGCTGATGTGTACTGGTGTCAACACAACAAAGTGAATGACATGTCTGGTAAGTTCCAGTTGAACTTGTGTAACCTGTCTGATGCTGCTGTTGAAGCACTGGAAGATATGGGTATCAGTGTTCAAACTGGTGAAGATAAGAAGGCTGACATGGGCAAGTACATCACTTGCAAATCAGAGAAGCCTATCCGTGTCTTTGATACAGACAATGATGAAATTACTGAAGCCATTGGCAACGGTAGTAAGGGTAAGGCATTAGTGTCTAGTTATTCTTGGACATACAAGAACAAGAAAGGTGTTAGCCCTTCATTGAAGAAGCTAGTCATCACTGACTTGGTAGAGTATGCTTCAGCAACTGGTATTGATGCAGATGATGAGGACGTATTATGAACATCACTATTACATTAACATTAGACCAATTGAATTTAGTATTGGCAGCACTTGCTAAGCTTCCCTTTGAAGCTGTTACAGACACCATTGGTGTTATTCGACAGCAAGGACAGGAGCAACTTCAAGCGGCTGAGGCAGCTAAGACAGCTTCAGTTGAAGAAGTTAAAGAAGCTGAGTAATGAAAGCACTATTCGATAGTGATATATTCGCTTATCGGGCAGCATCCGCATGTGAGGAAGAAGACGAAGCAACGGCACAGCGAACACTGGATCGTTTAATTGTTGATGTCCTCATGTGTGGTGTTGATAACATATATCCTGATTGCTTCGTGGATAGTTGGAGCATGCACCTAACAGGGAAGAACAACTTCCGATATGAGATAGCTACCACGGTTCCCTATAAAGGTAACAGGGTAGATAAGCCTAAGCCAAAGCATCTAGCTTTCCTTAGAAGCTATCTTGTTAAGGAGTGGGGAGCAACTATCTCTGAGGGTGAAGAAGCTGATGACACCATTGCCATTGAAGCTACAAAGCTTGGTGACAATTGTGTCATTGTGTCTTTAGACAAAGACTTAGATCAGATATGCGGATGGCATTACAACTTTGTTAAACATCTAGGCTACTACATCACACCAGAAGAAGGTGTGGTTAAGCTGTATACACAGATGCTGACAGGTGATGCCGCTGATAACATCAAAGGATTGTTCCGTGTTGGTCCAGTGAAAGCAGCCAAGATAATTGGGGACACAACAGATGAACTTGAGCTATACAACAAAGTGTTGGAAGCTTATGAGGGTGATGCTGAGCGTGTGTTAGAGAATGCTCAGCTTCTTTTTCTACGAAGATATGAAGGACAGATATGGACTCCTCCACAAGCTTAAAGCCAAATGACATTGCACTAATCCTGCGTCCTACCATTGTAGATGGTAAATATCAAAACAACTTTCAGGTGTTAGTCAGTGGCTTTGGACCACTCACTATCAGTGAAGATGATATTAATAACTTGATTGGTATGGCTACGATATTGGCAGCAACTATTCAACACATGGAAGAAGATGAAGAGCTTGCTAACAAGCTTGTTGAGTATTGCGGTAAGATGTTTGGTGATATTGGTGACATTTCATACAACGCAAATCATGATAGCTTTGGTGATGGTAGCTTCACCATTAACACCAAGACAGTTGGAGGTGTTCAATGAACATAGATGACACACTAATACAACGAGGTGTTAGGTATGGCAACTACAAAGAAGATGTTTCTAGAGTTTCTCAAGCTTTAAAAGAATCTGTTAGGTCAGGTGCTGAATGGAAAGAGATGGATGATGATATGAAGGAAAGCCTTGATCTCATCTGTAACAAAATCTCTCGCATTGTTAATGGTGATCCTTGGTATCATGACTCATGGCATGACATCATTGGCTATGCTAGGTTGGTAGAAGAACGATTGGAACAATTATGATTGCTGTTGACATCCACTTAAAGGTTTTCTTTAAGCCTAAAGACCTACCCAATGTCTACCTAAATGAAGAAGTGCTGAGTGAAGCCATCACTGAAAACTTAACTGCTTCGTTGGAACGAATGGATGCACAGGAAGTGCTCTTTTCTTTCATAGATATTGAAGGACTAGAATGAAAGTTAATTCTGTAACCATTAGAGAAGCAAGCAATGGCTTTGTTGTTGAGCATATAGCTGAATCTGAGTACGACAAGTTCCTCTCTGAGTTTGTTGCTCTAGACATTGACGAAGCACTGGCTATAGCTAGGGATTTATTTGTGCATTACGATGCTGCTGACATGTCGCATCTAGTAGATACACCAATTGGTAGATAATAAAAAAAGGAATGGTGGTGAATGGACTGACGCTAGATTCAGGAGCTTCGTCACCTCAGCACTAAGGGCTGCGTCTAGGCGTTGGCCTCCTAAATATAAAGCACTCAAAGAAGCTTTTGTAGGTAGGAAAGAAAATAAGAAGACTGGTAAGTTGGCAATGCATTACAAATGTGCCAAGTGTAAGAAGCACTTTGTTGCAGCAGATGTGCAGGTAGATCATGTATTACCAGTGGTAGATCCTAAGGTGGGGTTTGTTAGTTGGGATGATTTTATTAACCGCATCTTCTGTGAGATAGAGAACTTGCAGGTGATGTGTAAGCCCTGTCATAAAGTAAAGACAGAACTAGAGAAGGCAGAAAGGAAAAAGAAATGAATGTAATAATGTTAGAAGAACATGAAGATGGTAGTGCCACTTATACATTTGATTTAACAAATGAAGAACGAGACATACTACTTAGCTTAGGTATAATGACAGCCATCAAGAATGGCATTCAAGAAGGGAAGAAATATGTCGGTAACACTGATCTGGGCTACACCAAATGCGGAACATCTGATAGCGTACATGGCGAGGGTGAGCAACCCAGAGAATCAGGACAACCCTGACACAGCTCCTAAGCTGCTGAAGTATTTGATGGACAACAAACACTGGAGTCCATTTGAGATGGTGAATGTGTGCATGGAAATTACGACAACCCGTGACATTGCACGACAGATATTGCGACATCGTAGCTTTAGCTTCCAAGAATTCTCACAACGCTATGCCATTTCCTCACGCTATGAAACCAGTGAGGTGAGGCTACAGGATAACAAGAACAGACAGAACTCTATAGCCGTTCAGGACCGTGAATTGATGGCGGTGTGGGATGAGCTACAGACAGATGTTTTGGTGGCTGCAAAGCGGTCCTATGAGGCTGCATTGGGCATGGGCATAGCCAAGGAGGTGGCACGAAAGGTGTTGCCTGAAGGACTAACCACCAGTAGGATGTACATGAATGGTACATTGCGTAGCTGGATGCACTATGTTGATATCCGTTGCGACAAAGCAACACAGAAAGAACATCGTGATGTAGCAGACCAATGTAAGGTAGTGCTAACAAACTTGTTTCCATCTCTATTTGCACCTAGCAAGTAGAAGTCAACTGAGGTATAACTACCTTTCCTTTCGGGAGCTTTTGCTCCCATTTTTTTCACTACAACAAAGGTATTTTATATGACAAAGTTTAAGGTCAACATTGACCTGTCTCGGGATAGTTTGTTCGATGAACTAGGCATCCAGAGATTGAGAGAGAGTTACATGAAGGATGAAGAGGCTAGTCCACAAGAGAGATTTGCGTATGTTTCAGAATCGTTTGCTTCAAATCAAGAACACGCTCAGCGACTGTATAACTACAGTAGTAAGCACTGGCTTAGCTACTCTACACCTATCCTATCTTTTGGTCGTTCTAAGCGTGGCCTCCCTATTAGCTGCTTCCTTAATTACATGGATGATAGTGCAGAAGGCTTGGTCGATAACCTATCAGAAACTAACTGGCTATCCATGTATGGTGGTGGTGTCGGGGTTCATGTTGGTATCCGCAATGGCGATGATAAGTCTACTGGTGTTATGCCCCACCTTAAGATTTATGATGCTAGTTCATTGGCCTACCGCCAAGGACGCACAAGACGGGGCAGCTATGCTGCCTATCTAGACATCCACCACCCCGACATCATCCAGTTCTTGGAGATGCGTAAGCCTACAGGTGATCAGAATGTACGCACACTAAACCTGCATCACGGCATCAACATCACTGATGAATTCATGACCATCATTGAGAAGGCTATGAAAGACCCTGACTTTGATGACAGCTTTCAGCTAAAGAATCCTTCTAATGGTGAGGTGGTAGAAACTGTGTCTGCTAAATATCTGTGGCAGAAAATACTTGACCTACGCATGCAGACAGGTGAGCCGTACCTAGTGTTCATTGACACAGCTAACAAGGCTATGCCTAAGTGGTTGAGTGACAAAGGCTTAAAGATTAATGGTAGCAACTTGTGTACAGAAATCTTCTTACCCACTAACGAG